ATACTTAAAGAAATACATCTTACCTACTATGGTAGTATCTCTACCACGCTGGTCATTGGATATCATCACCTTACGAGCCTGCGCTGAGGAAGATGTTGATGCCTTTTCAATTAACCACTTTTGTAGGTCTACGGATGTATATTTTTGTGCCATATCGGTATTTATATCACTTTTTGTTGAATAGATCCGCTTCGGTGATTACTTTAAACTCCCATCCTTTTTTACAGCAATATTCTTCGGCAGCCTTCCATTTCGCTTGATTAACTCCGTAAGTCATAACCTCGGTAATATACCTTTTAGTGTTCCTTTTAGGTTTTTTAGGTTCTTGGGTCTGAGCCTTTGGTTTGACCTCAAGTAACATAATCTTCGTCTCTCCGTCTCTCCCAACCGCCTCCACATAAAAGTCCGTGAAGTATCGGTGTGGTTTATTATCTATTGGTGATATATACGGAATAACAACCTCTTCCGATCCCCAACGGATAATATTAAGGTTATTATCTAAGGACTGCATCACTCGGAGTTCCCATCCGGACCTATAGATAATATTAGTAGGATCACCGATATATTTCTTTGGATTCTTAGGTTTAAAAAATCCTTGTTTAAAGTTTGGCGCCATTATATACCTCTGCTAAATAGTATGTAGCCTCTTTGGAGTAGGATATGGCAGATCGTTTAACATTTCCGGAATATTTACAAGACGACCAAAACTCAAATTGGATGCATATCCGGGCATTTAAATCTGGTGAAACAAATCCAGATGTCACTGTAACATTATTCGTTCCTGGTGGACCAGAAAACGGTTCTTTATCCTGGAAAACTGTTAATGACTACACAGACCCTTCATTGACTAAGGTTACTGCTAACTTTCTTGGCGTAGGTCCAGCAGCGGCAGGTCTCAATTCTGTAGGCCAAATGTTAGGCGGCACAATCAATCCAAAAGTAGAAGTTCTTTATAGAACAACTCAGTTAAGACAATTTCAATTTAACTTCATGTTCGCTCCAACATCTCTTGGCGAATCAGAGGCCGTAGAAGAAATAGTTAAAAAGTTAAGATATCACGCGGCACCAGATTTGATAGGTGGTAATGATCCTGATGCTTCTTATATTGGACTAAGTAATCAAGCATCCTATCTTTCCTCTGGAGGTCTTATGAGATCGCCTTCGGAATTTAAAATAGACTTTTATCATAAAGGTCAAGAGAATAAGCACTTGCCGAAAATAGGTAGAAGTATAATTGAACGCATTGATGTTGATTACACACCACAAGGACAATTTTCCACATTCTCTAATGGATATCCCGTTTCTTCTATGCTAACTGTAGTATTCAAAGAAATGAGATTTATCAGTAAACAAAACATTCTAGACGGATTCTAATAAATGGCAACTCAACCACCAGTAAATCAAGGAAACTCTCCATCTAATCTAAGATTAACTAATTTTCTTAGTTCTTTGGATATGGGAAACCAAGTTGCTAAGGCTTGTCGTTTTGCCGTTCAGATTATTCCAACATCTTCTGTTAATAGTCGTTTACCTGATAATGATCTAATGTATATGTGTGATGCTGCTGAATTACCTGGCCGTGGATTTGATGTAACCGAGGTTCGTTATTATGGTCCATCACAGGCCTTTCCAAACAACACACAATACAATACTGCCAACTTTTCTTTTATCTGCCGTCAGAAAAGCAAAGAAAGATATTTCTTTGATCAGTGGATGGATGTTATAAATCCTGTTAGCAATTTTAATTTTGAATATGCCAATAACTATTTTTCAGAGATTAAGATATATCAGTTTGCGGAATATAGTTCAAGAGATCAACAACAAAATCCTAATAAAGGTCCTCTACCTCAAAACAATTCTGCTCCAGATATTGTCTATGGATGGACTCTAAGAAAGGCCTGGCCTATTCTAGTTCAACCACAACAGGTCACATGGAATGATCAAGATATTTTAAGATTACAAGTCACTTTTACTTACAAGTATTGGGATAGATTAGACTTTATGAATACACAATAATATGGAGATTAGATAATGTTACCTAAGATTGATGTGCCGATTTATGAATTGACTATACCTTCAAATAAGAAAGTTATTAAGGTTAGACCATTCTCGGTGAAAGAAGAAAAGTTATTGATGATCGCATTAGAGTCAAAAGAACCTGATGAAATCATTAACACAATGAAACAGGTTGTTAATAATTGTATCTTAGATGGTGATGCTGATATTAATAAATTACCATTCTTTGATGTTGATTATATGTTTATCTTTCTAAGGGCCAAATCCGTTGGAGACCATGTAGAGGTAAGTCTAACTTGTAATAATGAAACTGAGAACGGTATTTGTGGTAATGTATTTTCTGCGGAGATGGATATTTCAAAGGTTGAGATTATCAGTGATGAAAGTGTCTCTAATGATATTAAACTTGATAAGGATAAAGGCGTCAAGATGAAATATCCAAACTATGCGGTAATGAAACGCATAGAGTTTTCTAATGAAGTAGATCAAAAGACTAATACTATTATTAATGCTATTGATCACATCTATGATAAAAAGGGAATATATTCATCTAAAGACTATTCAAAGGATGAATTAAAAGAGTTTGTTGAAGGTCTAACAGAAGCAAACTATAGAAAACTGGAAGAGTTCGTGGATAATATGCCAACATTTGCTGTGGTCTTGGAAAAAGAATGTAACAAATGTGGTTTTCATCATACAGTGAGGTACACAGACTTTTATGATTTTTTTTTCTAATAATGGGCCATGATAAGCTAGTAAATCATTATAAGTCAAACTTTGGTCTAATGCAGCATCATAAGTGGAGTTTATCCGATATGGAGTCTATGATGCCCTGGGAAAGATATATCTATATTGAATTGCTACAGAATTATTTGATTGAAGAAGAAAAGAAGGCTAAGCAAATAGAACTTGAACAAAAGACGACAATGAATTACCTAAACAGAAGAAGAATGTAAATGGCAAGAAAAGGTAAAATCCCTTTTAGCAAGGCATTAAAGAAACTATCACCTAAGAAGAGAGTAGAGGCGGCCAAATCTGAGAGTGGTCCAATGCTTCTTAATATGCTGACACCTACACAGTTGGCAGAATTGTTTCCAAAGTATTATCAAAGAGGTTTACCTGATACAAGTGGTTTTCGTGCTGCCATTTCACAAGCAACACAACAACAGCAGGATCGTTATGAACAAGCGGTTGCTGATAAGTTAGGTATTGATAGACAAACTGGCCGCACAAAAGGCGGTTGGATGGAAAAGATGGGTGAAAAGTATGGTGGCGCAGGCGGCGCCGGCGGCGGAGGAGGTAATGCTAATGTTAAAGGTTCATTTAGCGCCGCACAATATGCTGCCACCCTAAGACAAGTAGGATTTAAAGAAAGTGATATCGCATTAATGACCGCGGTTGGTATGCGAGAGTCAAACGGTAATATTGGAGCGGCCAATGATAAAGATCCTAGTAGGGAAAGGTCATATGGTCTTTGGCAGGTTAATATCAATGCTCACTCATTTGATAGTCCTGAAATGAAATATGCAGGTGTCACTAGCGTTGCAGATTTATCCGACCCAGTAAAAAATGCCAAAGTAGCATATTATCTTTATTATAATACAAAGACTGGTATCAAACATTGGGGTGGATATACCGACGGTGGTTATAAGCAATATATGAATACGGCCCAGGCCGCGGCCTTAGGTAAAAGTGGACCTAGTGAAAGCGAAACTGGTGTCACCGGCGGTAATATGGTTGGAAAATCATTCGTCAATTCAAAGGGTAAAACAGAATGTGTTACTTATGCTCAACAAGGTGGAGGTGTCGGTCATACAAGTGGATGGAGTCCAGGAAAATCAGCATCAACAGGTAATTTAAAACCAGGAGATTGGATAGCCACATTTGGATCAGGTGGCAGATATACTAATACCTATGGTGAATCTCATGTGGCGAGATTTGAGAATTACATTTATGATGATTCTGGTAAAGTTGTAGGAATGAATGTAACACACCAATATAATAAATCGGGTCAAGTTATTCCTGGTAAATTTATGTTTGGATCAGGTGGAGAATTTGATGCCAGTAGATATCATCAAATTGTGGATAATGGTAATCCTGCCTCAATGGCCACTTCTGATGGAACGGATCAAAAAATTGCCGAAAGAAAGAAACATGCTTCGGAACATCCGGAACAAGATGATTCTAATCAAACAACTAACCCCGAAACAAAAGCACAGGTAGAGGCAAGACAGCAAGAAACAACAGTCAATCCGCCTCCTCATCCGGCAGCATCTTCACCACAGCAACAATTAGCAGATCAGACAAACAGAACCGCTACTGTAGAGAAACCAAAACCGGAACCTGTTAAGTATAAGTTCAATGAATCGGCCTTTATTAAAGAAGTTCGTGCCAAAGAAACAGGTGCTATGTTTGTCTCTGATGAATATATCATGGGAGAAACTGTTAAAGGATTTCAAACAACACCTGGTGTTAAGTATGATAGAAAAAGCGGCACTATAACTATTGAAGATCCTAATTCACCTGCTATTCAGACTATCATTAATGATATGAAAAGTCATGGATTTGATCAGAATAAATTTCTTCATAAACAAGAAGGAAAGCAGGCCGCAGTAGAACCACAAACACAGACCGCAACAGTAGGTCAAAAACTACAAAGAGAGTTTGGTGTAGCATCTGCCGTTGCTGGTGAACTTGATATGAATGATCCGGAAGTTCGTCGTAAAATTATGGAACAACATCAAAAAGGAATGTCAACTGCGGCC